GGTAAAGTTGCCTCTGCAGTGCGCCCACACGGGCTTGAGGGGCGGGGGTCTTCTCTGCGGTGGAGATGACGCCAAAGCCCGATCCGGTCAAAACGAGATCCAAGCTGCGCACCGCGTTGTGAGCGGCGGCCAAACAGATGTAGCGTTCTCGCAGTTCGTTCAGCTTTTCGTATGGTGCAAACTCGGCTGTACGGCTTTCGTAGAGCTCCAATTGTGGCACCATTTTGCGATATACGCTGTCTGTTGCGTCTCGGAATGCCGGCACGACGGCGTCGAACTTCTGTTTTGTGATAATACTCATGACTGTGTAATTTTAGCGTCGCGATGTTCGTCGAGTGTGGTTAATTGAATCATTGGCAGCGTGGGTGTTCCCCGAAAGCCGTTATAAGCAAAACACAAGCGCAAAGCAGTCAGCAGAATATCCTTCATCGGTTTGAGGAGTGCTTGCTTCATTGTGTAAAGTTCTCGTTTGTCCGATCCGCTATTATTGGTTTGCGCTTTCCCCGGCACCGCTCCCACCATGTTGGGATGAACGCCAAAGGCGAAACAGATGGTATTTGCCGCGGCTTGGATATCCTCCGCCCACTCGCCACCTTCCTTCTTACCGTCGATGACGTTAATGCGAATATCGCGTTGTTCGTGTCCGTCGGGCGAAATGTAGTATTTCGATACCCAAACCTTATCCGAATTCTCCAAGCCCGAAAGGAACTTGCGAATGTTTTCCTTCTCTCGGCGTACCCGTTCTTGGATTTTCTCAGGATCGGTCAAGCCCTCTTCTTGACAAATTCTGCTGTAGTAGTCGTTCTGCACCTCCACTAAGTATTTCACGCTCGTGTGGTTTCGCAGCTTGGCGCGCTTACCCACGGAAATCAAACGCTTCTCGTCATAGCTGCCCCCTCGCAGTATGGACGACCAGTAAGGCACGGGGTAATATTGGCAGCCCGCTGTAGGGAATCTCGAAACGACGGCAAATTTCCGTTCACGCGTCGGCGGTCTCATACGTCCGGTCTTCGGATCAACATCCAGTCCCATGCGCACTTTCAAATCTCCCAGCGGGTCTCTCATGTCCAGCAGTGGTATTTTTTCGATCTCCTCGGGTTTTGGGGCGCTGCCATGCCAGTTTGCATAATAGACAAAGGGGATTTTGCCAAACTTGTCCGCCTCGGCCAAACGACAATAGGGGGCTTCTTTGTGGACAAGGCGGTTGATTTGTTTCCCGTCTGCCGAAAGGATCACGACCGAAACCGCAAAGTAATAGAGCTGCATGTCGGTGGCTTGGTCGAGCACATACATGGGCAAAGCCTGTCGGCTGATCCATTGTTCTGCTTGCGCGTCGTCCTCGCCGGTGTAGACGCCCGCTCCATACAAGGCGGTGACGTTGAAATTCAGACATTGTGCTGTCACTTCATCTCCGTCGATGAGTCGTTTCATCTCGTATGGCAGTTGATCGTCGTTGCCGAAAGGGATGTATTTCTCATGATTGCTTCCGGGCAAAGTTTTAGACTTGGGGGCTCCTACCACTGTGTCAAAGACTTCGGTGGTGTCTCCCACTTCTGCAACCATGGCTTGCACGCCGTCCATGCCTATTGTCCAAAAGTCGAATGATGTCTCCATTACATATAAATTTTCATGTCGTCGATTTCAAAAAGCATATAGTTCCGAAACTCTCGTATCTGTCCCGATGGTAGGAGCAGAACGCGGGTGTTTCTCCGTTTGCGATATTCGCTGTGAAAAATCGCTCTCTGGTACAACAAGATTTCTCCTGTTCTGAGTTCCCATACCCTCAAGCGGTGCGGTTGCCCGTCTCTCAACAAACGTCGCGCCTCGGCTTGGTGGATACGCGTGGGGTATTTTCTCTTTTCTGGATTACTCATAGCTATTGTCAAAACTATCGTCGAAAACCTTTCTGCGAGCGGCGGTGCTTGTGTTGTCGATGACTGCCGCCTCTTCGTCTACTTTGAACTTTATAGTTGCCAAACCTATTTTGGTTGGATCGTCGCTCTCTTTAATTTCAGATTCGACGGGTGTGATCATTGCGCGGCTTGGTAGCAAGCGCACCTCACGAGATAGGGCTACTTCCTCCACGCTGTGGTCTCCGGGTGCAAGGGGCGCGAATGTGCATGACAACTGTACTTCGTCTTCTGATTGGTAGTTCTTTGTGCGTCCTGAAATACGCGCTGTCTTGTACGTCTGCTTTGCGCTCCGTTCCACGGTTCCGAATGCGTGCATGGTATCCATGATGCCGAATGCATTCCGGTATTCGATTTCCACTCCTCCCGCTAAAGAAAGCCCCGGCGGCGCCATGATGAAGTGGCGGCGGCGGGCTCCACAACTCACGATGTACCTACAAAGCTGTGCTCCTGCGGTGGGTGGAGTAAATCGATTCGGCGAAACGTCTGCAATGTTCGCTCCGTCTGTGGATTGTGCAGCTATACTTTCGGCTCGTGTCAAAATGCTTTTGGGCGTTGACCATACAGTGGTGACCGTCACTCCGCTATCGTTCCCGATCCAAGCCACGCGTTCCGTGGCTGCACGGTGCGTGATCTTGGTCGTTTGCAAAAGCGAAAGGAAAGAGCTTGCGGCAAAGGCCGTGGCAGTCTCCCCCATTCTGCGCTGCGCGGGTATGACAGATGATGTTGCCAGTGTTGTTCGGTTGCCCTCCTTCACCACCTCCAATTTCACCTCGGAAATTCTCCCCTCGGCGCGGTCGCGTATCAACGTACCCACGTCGTGGAGAACAATTTTTCCGTTATATGGGCGCAAAGTCAAGTCCAGCACAACGGCCGCGTTCACGCTTACCAAACACTTCAGGGGCGTGCTTGAGGATATTGTCAAAGCCTCCCACTCATCAGGAAAGGTCAATGATGGAATCGATGAGAGTAACTGCATACCTTACGCTACTTTTTTTTGCCTGATCGAACATTAAGCACCGCGCATACCACGAGGAGCACCAGCACCCACCTAGGATCAGTGTCCCACGATGGTTCTCGTCTTTCTTTCTGTTCTGCCGTCTCCCGGTGCGCTGCGTGAAGAGCTTCCGTTTTTGTCCGCCAAACGGTGTCCGTTCGAATGTGCCAGCGTTCTTTAATGCGTTCTTTGACGGTGGTTGCTCCTTCGAGATAGATGCTATCATGCAAATAGACGCTATCCCGTACAAGTGCCGTGAATCTAAGCGTGTCGGTTCTGTTGACTTTCAGTGTGTCGTGAACAAGAACGCGCCGCTCCACGGTTCGGGTGGTGGTGCAACTTGAAAAGCAAAGGCTAAGCACCAGCAGAATCAGCGGTGAAAGTTTTATGCTCGAATCTATCTTCATGTCAGTCTGTAAAAGGAATCGCTTCCACTCTCGAGATCCAGCCCTTGAGATACTTTTGTTGGCGCGGGTTATTCTTCACTATGGCACGCAAAAATCGCAGCCGCTCGTTTTTGAGTGCAAGAAACAGCGTCTCGGACGGTGTTGCATTGGCCGCGGCCAAAGTCTTCGCCCCCATTATTCCGTCAATATTCTGCGCCAAAACACGCTGAAGAGCTTTGATCCCATGTGCTCCGCTGTGGAATGTAAAGTCTGCGACCATCATTGCCACGGATTGGGATTTCAATTCGTCGGCCTTACAGCGTTGCCAGAAATCGTGATCCGCGATATTTCTCCACTCTTCATAAGAAATCGCCTTCAATTCTTTGACCGTCGGTGTGGGTCGTTTTTGAGATTTTCTCCATGCGGTGAAAGCTGCGAGTGTTACCCCGATCATTGTGGCTCCACCGCGGTCGTCCGGGTCGTTGGCAAAGCCCTGCAAACGGGCTTTTTCAAACAGTGCGTCCGTTGATTTGTTTTTGTTCTCTACGCCGGCTTCAAATCGCAGCAAGTGGCGCAAAAAAGGATTGATGTTTGGCATAATCAATTTTGTTGTGGTTTAATACTCGTGTTTGTTCTTGACTCAAAGCCTTGGATCTCAAAAATCGCTTTGTGATTGTTGATAACGTTTCGGCTGTCCTCGTGGATGATCCCCCTGTAGTTGCGTCCTTTGTGTGCTCGGCCGTCGTCGGCTGCGTTTGCATTGTTATCCAAATCGTAGTCGACGAAATAGGTCGTCCCCGTCTCCACCTTTTTCCCGGCATGAAATTTCCAAAGGTCGATTGCGTACAGTTTTACATTCTGCGGTCGTCTGTTGACATTGATTTGAAAATTCGGTTGTTCTACTCGTATAGGACAAACACGTGAACAATACCAGCCATTTTCCACTCGCGTCGCATTGATATCGCCCATCGCCGCTCCATGTTCGTCTATCAACGCGTTTTCAGGAGTTGCCGTCGTGGAGAAATTATTTTCCAACGGGTTGAACCAAAAAGCGGCGGGGTAATCTTCTGTAGGAATCGAAGTTCGAGAACTCTCAAAGATTTTGTGCATGCTGCCGTCTGCTCGTCTGAACTCACTCCAGCCCTCTGTATAGTAAGCTCCATGCCCGAATTGATAAAGGGGATATTCCTGCTCATTTTCGGAAAAATAGGGGTTTTCCACCTTCATCTGCTGAATATCCTGATCATGCCTGTTATCCGTACCGTCCGTTAACCAGTTGTAGAGTTGCGAAATCGTAGTGAATCTTGTCAGGCGAATCATCTGCAGTGGTGTCCATACGCCAGCCACTCTGCGTGCATTGGCAAATATCCCTTCAGGTCCCAAATCATAGAGCAGTGCTCCCGTTTCGGGGTCAAAGCATTGCATTACCGGGAATCGTCTGTTTTGGGTATCCGATCTATATCCAAACACGAGCCCCGGGTGCTTACAGCCTGCGGCGTAAAATCTCATTTCCGCTCCGGCCGTCACCATACGATCCTCTGAGATGTTCCCCGTTGAGAGGTTGTCTATTTGCGCACTTCCGGATAACAGCAAGCGCGTGCTAACCATCTCAAAAGAGTCTCCCTTTTTCCAATATGGAGAATTGGCACCGGGGCGCGTCTCGTTTCCCGCTTTGGTATGCGTGCGGGTGCAACGATATGCTTCTAGTGTCCCCGCGGGCGTCAAAATATCCACCACGTCTTCATAACCTCCTCCCGTCTCGTTGCGTCCCCGAAATACCGTCCCGTCTGCAAACGCGTCCCAAAAACCACGATGTTGCACGCTGGCGCCCACTTTGTCGTTTTCTGACAAGCACCATGGCGTGGCCGTTATGCCCTCTTCCAATTTGGGAGCGCAAAATAGCACCTCGTGTCGCTGTGCATTGTCGGCGTTTTTCAGCCAGCAGCGTAAATAAGCGCGGTTTTCCTCTCCGGGTCTTGCTGCTCTTGCCTTAAATGAAACCGACAATCTTTGCCACGCCCCGGGCTTTGCCGCCGAAAGACGAAAATGCGCGCCCGAATTGGGAAAGACGATCATCCAGCCGGTATTGCTACCACGGACATAAACCGAAAATGTGTAGTCCTGCCCCTCGATTAAGTCCGCCGGTATGCGCTGCGAGAACTGCGCGTACTCTTCACCCACGGCGCCACGTTCCACCACCGTTCTCAGCACTCCACACCCTGTAACGGCGGGCTGTACGTCTTTCGCTGTCTCAGTCTTGGCGTGTGTGCCGTTGATACCCTGTTCCCACGCACCGGCTTGATGAAAGTCCGTCCCGTCAAGCAGATTGGGACGCGTGGGTTGTGCTTCGGCTCCGTCTTTCCCCAACCGCGTAACCAAACGGACTGCATTCCGTTCGCTAGTCCCGTCTGAATAAACGACCCGCTCATACGTCCAAAGCCAAGGCCTTTGCGATGTCGGAACGGACGGTTTGCTCTTCCAATCGCGTGTGTCGTATCCGGGGGCGGTTCCATCGGCCGTGAGCAGATAAAAGGATTCGACACGTGCAATGCCCCGGCCGGCTGTGCCTGGCTTCCCCGGGGCGCCCGGCAAACCTGGTTTGCCTTCGACTTTCGCCCAAACGTACCTACTCGGCTTGTCCGATGCCTTTTCTTCAAAGTCCGTGTACGTTCCGATAAAGGCGTAATTCCGTCCGCCCGGGGCGGTTGTGAAGTCTATCGCTCCGTCGTCGCTGTTGGCATAGGCTACGTGCATGTGGCTAGACTTGCCATTGGCGCCCGGGTCGCCCGGCAAACCTTGTTTGCCTTCCACCTTTGTCCACTGATAGGCCTCCGGTTTGGTGGGGTCGGGTTCATTCTCGTCGACACACACGCCGATATAAACAAACTTTCGACCGTCGGGGTTCGACGTGGTGAAGTCTTTGAAGTTCTCGTTCTCGAGTCCGTTGGTGTGTGCGATGTGCATGTACTGCGTTCGGCCGGGCGCCCCGTTTTCTCCCCTGAATTGCGCCCAAACGTAGCGCTCGGGGTCTTTTGACGCGTTTGGGTTGTCGTCTGTATATATCCCAATGTAAGTGTTATACTTGGGATCGAATGAGAGGCCGCTCCCATCGGGCTGTGCAGAATACGCCACGTGCGTGTAGCTGCTCTTGCCGTCCTTGCCGGGGGCGCCCTTTTCGCCCTTTCGGTCGTTCTCCGACGTTGTCCACTCGGTGGGGGTGTCTCCGATTTCGAGCTTAGGGGCGGCGAACCAGACAGTTGCGTTCTCCTCTTGATTGTAGAGCAACATGTAGACTCGTATCGGCTTTCCTCCTACGTCTCGCGGCGTCGTAAATTTAAGGACATTGCGCTGCCACCCTTCTTGTCCTTTTACGATGTCTTTACCAGCCCAGGGGCGCGAATCCAAATTGGGTGCCACGATAATTGCCGCTTGCCTTAAGTCAGATGTGGCTCTTACCCAAACGCTTAATGTGCAAATTGTACTCGGTGGCAAATCGTATGATGAAAGTTCTTGAGAGATCCCGGCGTAATCATGTTCTCGCAAACTTTTCACTTCAAACTTAATCGCCCTTGTCCCTACTACCGGACTAAATAGCCCGTCTTCAAAAACTCCCTCTATTTGTTCGGAATCCCACCCCTTTATTCCTTCTTGAAAAGAACTATTATCTATAAGGTTCGTTTTGTAATTCCCCCCGTCTTTCCCGTCCTTCGGTCTCGCTTGAATAAGCGTCCAGTGTGTAGAGTTCGGAGTCGGTGGTTCTGTTGTACCTTTGGATTTCGTTGTGGTGCACCTCCACCGGGCTCCTTCTCGCCATACCTCGCTTATTTCAAAACGTCTTGTGGTTGGGTTGCGAGTGCCCCCGAAATACTTCGCTCCCTTTGTCCAGTTACCCCGATCCACGATTTCAGGAATAGGATTCGCTTTGGCGTCCAGTCGAATGATATCCTGCACCACCAGTCCGCGCGCAAACAAATAGTCATCTTTGCCGTCCACGATTTCACCCAGTTCTGCTTTCAAAAAGTCGGGCAAAGTTCCAAAGGACGCTCGTTGGTGCTCAGCTGTGATTTTCGGGGCGGTTACTCCTTGCAAGTGCATGATACGTCCCTCCCGCGATGAGAGATACAAGCACGACCGGCGTTCTGCGATACTCGTGTTCCCCCACCGTGCGAGATTCATCCCCTCGCACGGCTGCATATTTGCTCCACCGGGGACGTCGGCGTTGTCATACAAAGAGCAAGTAATCGAATTATCGTTGATATCTACACTTTCGACTCTCAACCATGCCACGGCGTAAAGTGCCGTTTCGGGGGTGGGCAAAGGCGTGTTCGGGCGAAAGGCTCTGACAGCCGCTGTGCTTACGATACCTTTAATCACGTCGTGAACAGCGAAAGCCGTAATGTCACCCTCAAATCGGCGGCGCATAGTCAACACCCATTGCGTGCCTCTCTGTTCAACCTGTTCCACCGTTCCGCTTTCTGTAAGCAACCAGTCGCCCTCCACAGCAGTGAGACGATTGATTTGCATTTCAGCCACCTCCAGCCGCGAACGTACGGTAAGAGTTTCCACTTCTGCTGCACCGTCTTTATTGATACGCGCCCCACTTTGTCCCGAAAGGAAGTCACCGACGACCAACTGTTCCTGTACTTGCTCCGTTCCTTCTGTGCGCACTTCTTTCGCAGTCAGGCCTTGCGCAAAATGGATGGGAGCATGTGCTGTGTCGGGGCGTATTCCCGAAAGATAGCGACTGTCAGCTCCCTTCATCTCCGTAATCAAATCAACAAGCAGCTGTCCGACGCGTTGCGCCGTATTCGCCGCCTCTTGTACCTCGTCCCGAATTCGTTCGGCTCGTTCCAGCAATGTTGCCATAGTCCCTATTGAGTTACGTCGTTTTCTTTGTTTCTATTCGCCTGTTCAAGCTGCTCGACGAGTTTCTTTATCAGCTCGTCCTTGTTCTCCGCGGGCTGTCCGCTGTCTGCGTCTTTCAAGAATTGGAATAGCACCTGCGAAATGAAGCCCGGCAGTCCGGGGATCTCATTGGTCTTTTCCAAAACGACGCGCACCGTATTCTTTTGCTGCTCAATTTTCGCCTTATCCTCTGCAGATTCAAAAATGCTCTTCAACTCCACACCACCACAGACAATGACACACCCCAAACAGAATATGGGGATCGGCAAAATTGTGCATGCCATCATGTCCAGTTGAGCCAGAATAATGTAGATGACAAGATAGATTGCCGTTTTATTACCGGTATCTCTCAACCTTGACGATACGATTTTCTTCTTGTTCTTAATAGACTTGTATACGCCCGAAACCAAATCAACGAGCACCAAACTGAGCAGAAAACCGGCTCCCCATGTAATCATCGCTGTGTGCTGTCCGGCATTCTGTTTCAGGAACAGCCAATTAACTTCACCAAACCATTTCAGGAATTCCATCATTATATCCTCTTCTATTAAATCAATTCTAACAGGGGAAAGATCCCCGTCCATATCACATTCACTTGCACCACGGTGGGTGATTCATACTCTCCCGGGTGCATTTGCTCTGTGGTGATGAGCGGTTTGTTCGTTCCTACGCCTCCCACGAGCCATTGCGTGCCCTCCGTGTCTGTGAGTCGCAAAGCGACGGCCGTTGTGAGGGAGTGGCGTACGCTGCAGCGCGCTGTTATTTTGGTAGTGTGCAGCCGCAAACCGTTTTCGATGTTCTCCGTCACTTCCGCCTCTGCGATATCGGTCAAACAGAATGTTTCTGTGCGTGGGCTGTGCTCACGGGCAAATGCCGCGTGAAAGCCGTCGGCCGTTGCGGTGGGCATGCAAGCCTCCACCTCTTCGGCGGTGATTGCCTCTATCTGATTCAGATACTTTCTCATTGCGTTGTTTCGTTATCCACTTCCTCAAACTCCACGTCTTTTGCTTCGGCTTTAATGTAGCGCGCCGTCAATTTCTTCACGAGCTTCTCCACGTCGACAATCGGTTCAAAACCAACTACCGAAACGTCACCCGAAATTTCCAAGAACGGCGGTGTAATCGTCGAGTAGTCCGGGGCTGCCGCTTCGTCTTTGTCGAGTCGCATAAACTTGCCCTGCGCATTGACGAGTTGTGCCATGGCACGGGCGTCTCCGTTGACTCGTGCAGTATTCCAGGCCTCGTCGAGCCGTTGGCGAAACTGCCAGCGCTCGAACTCCACGGTGCTCTGATTCATCGCGCCCAAACAATACTTGATCACCTTCAGATCTTCGTATGCCATGGACTTTCCGACTTGATACCTCCGAATGATTTCCGCCACTATATCTTTATCCAACAGGCGGGGATGAGCCAGCCAGTAGTTGTAAAGATCCCGCAAACGGATCATTCTCCCCCGCGTGCCCGTCGAAAGCCCGGCCTCTTGCATTTCTCTCTCGTCTGCAAAGAGAAATTTTTGCGCGGTGTCGAGCAGCGTGATGTTCATAAGTCGAGTTGTGCTTGTTTGAGATACTCAGCCACGCGTTCGGTCGCACTGGGCGATCCCGCCTCCATGTACTCAATGTTGCGTTCTCGCATTTCGAGCGTGGTTTGTGCTCTGATGCGTCGAAAGACTTTACTGATTTCTTGATTTGGGTCTTCAATAGCGTCTCGCAAAGCCGTTTCGTCGACGTCCATCAGCACCGCGATGTCCGCGATCGGCGTCAATGCTTTGACGAGTCTTTCGAAAAGCGAAAAATCAAACTCATCATTTAAGTTGAAAAGTTGGGATGTTTTGAAATTTTCTTCGCACATATTCCGCAAAAGTCCTCTTGTTTGTAATGTTATATACCTCGTTTCTTGTGCCGCGCGTGCCGTTTTGTGAAGTGATCACGGTGCAGCTCTGCTCCGTCCCCTCTATCACCACGGCTTTCGCGTGGTTGGCACAATAGTTCACCGTGTCAAAAACAGCTGTCGTGATAGTTCTTGTTCTCGCGGTCTTTTCCGCTGCCTTCATATCAATGTACAGATCGGCTCGCCCGATGAGTCCTTTCTTTTTCAGCGCATGTATTTTTCGCGTGAACTCTTCCCCCACCGAAAACGAGGCGATCAGCACATTGGCTTTCCCGGTGAATTGCAGTAGACGTTCGATGACTTCACCCAGTTGGATCTTATCGCTAATAAACAGCTGCAAAGGTTCGTCGCGTGGGTTGTGTATTTCCGGTTTATCTTCTATCATAGTTGTCGTCTTTGAAAATTACGGGGCGAACATTATCACAACGTCCGCCCCGTGCAAGCAAATTCATAAATCAATCTCTAACTCATTCGGCGGTGGGCTGCTCTGTTGGCATTTCCACCCCGATATCTCTCAACCGTTGGGCGAAATCAGGTTTGAAACTACCGCCGGTTTCCACGATCAGATTGATTCGTTCCGTGATTTGACGGCGTTCCTCTTCAATTTCGTCGGGCGCGGGCTCTTCGGTCTTAAGGAGCTGTTCGAGTTTTGCCACATGGGTTGAAATAAACTTGCGTGCAGCTGACACTCTTTTCACCTCGTTGCCCGGATCTTCCGGTTCAGTTATTTCTTCGTCTTCGTCGGCGGTGCCATACGCGTCGTATTCATCCCAGCCGGCGATGTACTCTTCATAAAGCCCCTCTAAGATTTTGATATTCTCGTAGCGATCACACGGCGGGGCTTTTTCGAGGTCTTGCAACTCTGTGAAAGTTCGTCTGATCTTTTCATAGAGTTCTCCACCGCGGTCGTAAATCGCTCGGATATGCTCGGGGAGTTCATCGTGGTCGGGGCGGCGTCCTCTGTGGGCATTCGGGGCGGTGGGTGTTTCTTCTACGGTGTCGTCTTCAGAGAGCTCGCTTTCCGTTTCCTCTTCGGGCGGTGGGATAAGAGAGCGGACTTTGGGGAGCAGTTCGCGTTCCATCTCACGAATGCTTTCTACCGTATGCCCGTCGAGCCGAATTTGCAGAAACTTTTTCAAGTCGTACTCCACATGATCGTGTGCGGCCTCCGGGCGGTTCATCGCCAAATTATAAATGTGGCGGTTGCCGTTGATTCGCAAAAGCAGTTCCGCCCCCTCTCTCACGTCGCGTTCTTCTCGCGGCGTTTCAAGCCAGCGTTTAAGGCTTTCTGTAAATTCCTTATCCATAATCAGGCATGTGATCCTACAGCAGCCGCTGCAGTGGGTTCGTCGGTGGCTCCTGAAATAGAGCCCTCGTCTACTTCGATTTTTCCGGTGTAGAAAGGTGCGGGCGAAATATCTCGTGCAATGACTTCAATCGTTGTTCCACCGCCCGAATAGCCTTCTCCGCTTGAAAGTTTGGGCTTTACTTCTGTGCTGTACATTTCCGATCCCACGAGTCGCGTCTTTCCGTTTCGTTGCACACACAGGAAAATGAACTTATCTTCAGCAGCCAACTGACAGAAACCGGTGGCGGCTTCCTCTACTCCGGGGTAAAGGAATGTCAGCTTATTCTCGTAAAGTTTAGACGGGTCTTCTCCTGTAATATCGGATTCCAGCTGCGCTTTACTGTCAATCACGTCAATGCGCTTCCACTTCTTATCCGCCTTCAGTACGAACTCGCCTTGCAATGTTGCAAGTTTCTCCATGGTAGCCCCGCTGTCTGAGGCCGAAACGCGTTTCGGCCACTTCACGACGTCGCGTTTTGAGAGGAAATATACGTGGTCTCTCAAGCCCGGTTGCACCCTGCTACCTTGGCAGTGCACCAAACTTTCTGTGAGAGTCGGAATTCCGTTGCATTTATTTGCCATAATGATGTTGTCTTTGAGGGTTAAGCGTGCAGTTTGCCGACGAACAGGCGTTCTTTCTGAATAGATTCGAACTCCGTTCCGAAAAACATTGTTGCCACGTATGAGAGCAGAAACTCGTGGTATTTTTCGATTGCGATATTCTCCTTCGCCAGCCCGGCGCCATATCCATACAGCATGTTACTCTTCGTGGTCAAATGCAGATAGTCTGATCCCTTTTTGGAAACCAAAGGCACCAGCTCACAAAGGTTCTGCGTTCCCTCGAGAAATGTCTTTGAGTATTCTTTGTTGTAAGGAGTTCCACCAAAGCGGGTGGCATAATCACGATTATAGGCTTGATATACCTTGAAAGGCACATAGAGCTTTGTCTTCACGCCTTGCAATTCTTCGGCCGCTGCGTCATAAAAGTCCATAAGCATATCGACGGCATTGGTCTTCGTGATGGGTTGCGCGAACTCACAAAGATTTCCGTTCGATGTGGAAATATTGCTTTTGTCAATTTCTTGTTTGGTGATGGTATCGAAACCATTAAACAAGTCTTTGGTTGTGGTTCCTGAATCGTTGCGTTTTGCAGCCCAAATCGCTTCATTGAGTTTCTTACCCAGGAGCCCGGACAAGAACGTAAGCACCTGCAGCGCCAAATCTGCTGTTGTCAACTGTTTGCCCTGTGCCACAAGTTCGCCCCAAACGGTGGTTGCCGCGGTGTTGACGTCAAACCGCTTCACTACCGATCCGAGGAATGTTTCCAGCGTACGTGCATTGGCATTCACGCCGTCGTTATCCACTCGGGTGGGATCGTAGGGGCCGAGTTCGATATTTCCACCCAATTCCGACACGATTTCACGACCTGCCACTCCGGGGCGAGAAGTCATGTGTTGCAAAGTTTCTTCGCAGCTGATGATGGGCGTAACCAGGAGCTGCTTTTTATAGGTGGTCGCCGATTTTTTGAGATCGTCCTGTGTGAGTTTAAAGCTCATATTCTATTGATCTGTCTGTTATAAATTCGGACTATGTCGTCTCTTCTTAGAGCAGTCCTTTAATTTTTTCGAGTTGGGCTTTAGCATTTGCCGCCGCCGTTGTAATCTCATCGTCCTGCGGTTGATTGCCGGTGTCATTGACCTGTTTCGTATCATCTCCGTCTGCACCGGCTGCCGCTTTAATCTCTTCTTGGAGCTTATCAATCTTTGCCTGCAGTTCGGTGTTTTGCTTTTTGAGTTGTTCTGCATGCTTTTTCGCGTCGTCCACTTCCGTGTTTGCCGTTGCGAGCGCGTTGTTGAGTTTTTCGGCCTGTGCGGTCGAAATCATCACGCCTTTCTCCGAGGCTGTGATTTGTTCAACGCCCAAAGCGTTCAACAAGTTGGGGTGTGTTGTCTTATCCATGATCAAAGAGTGTTTTTTATTTTGCACGTCATCGTTTTTCTTCCCGAAACCTAATTTTGCCAGCGCGCGTTCAATCATTGAGGGTTCGCTAACAATAGGGAGCGGTGGCACCGGCAAACCGTATTCGCTGCACATGGCTGTCACAGTGGCCGTGATCCCCTCCTGCCCGGTGGCACTCTCATCATACTTGTCGATTTCGTCGATAAGTCCGATTTCAAGTGCCTCCTGTGCCGTGATCCAGCGCTCTTCTTTCATGAGTGCTGCCATCTCTTCAACGCTCTTCCCTGTGCGTGCAGAATAGATATTTGCAATCAAGTCGTCAAAGGTGGAAAGCGTCTTGCGAATGTTTTCCAGCTCCTCTTTCTTTTTCGTGATGTCTTCTTTGTTTACTCTCTCCCAGTTGAAAAGAAGAATCGACGAGTTGTGTACCAGCATGACCGCTTCCGGTGCCATCACTATGCGGTGCGCTCCCATTGCGAGGATTGTCGCGGCCGATGCGACAAACCCACTGAGATAAACCTTTACCTTTCCATGGCCGCGAAAGAGCGTACAGATATCCAAACCATCGGAAAGGCTGCCGCCTAACGATGAAATGCGCACCTTAATCTCATTGTCACCATAAGGTCGCATGGCTTTGCGCACACTATCTCCTGTGATCCAATCGCCAATTTGCCCCTCAATGTTGATATCGTATTTTCTTGCCATTTTCTGCGTTTTCGATTTAGCGCAAAGATAGGAGAACGCGCGTGGGCAAAAAATGACAAAAGCCGCTGAACGGATATCCCAGTTCAGGGGCTAAAAATATGGATCATGATCCTTCCTCTTTCAAGTTTTGGGGCGGGGACCCAATTTTATCCCCGAAGGGGGGGCAAAAGGGCCCCCAAACGTCCCCG